TTTTGTTCTCTGGTCTGGACGCTGCTTAATAGAGTCCATAACCTTTGAAGAGAATGTTCCCTTTGGATACACGTTAGGTATATCTGAGTTACGCATACTGCGCTCACGATAAACGTGATCGATGCGATCATCAGGGCCAGCATCAAGCACTACATGAGGCAATGGGATAGCTGAGAAGTTTACCGGATTGATTGCGTTGCCTTCAGATACATGAAGGACACCAGTACCTACCGCAAGATCGAGAAAGGATTCGTGAACTTCTTGACCAAAGTTGGAATTTTGAATGACTTCAAAAACGTAATCAGTGACTTCATCAAGTTGATTATTAACCTCATCACGTTCCTCAGGAGGCACTTCAGAACCCGAAGTAAAATCTGCCCAACGAGCAAAGTTCGGGACAAGGCCAGACTGTAGACGCGAGGCAAACTCTTGCACTCCAACCACAGCAGTTTCATCAAAGATTTTATCGTCACGTCGCTGTCCGATTGCTTCAGCATAGAAAGACTCCCTCTGCGGTAGAGCGTACTCATAACACTCTTCAAATAAAGAAACAAAGTTTTCCCTAACAGACTTAGCCTTCTCATACTTCTTAAGGTAGTCTGCGGCTACACCTGTCGGTGTGTATACTCCATCAAGAGTGTCTGTTTGTACAATCATTATAATTAAACTTTCGGTTGGAAGAAGCCGCGACCACCGCCAGAGCTAGTAATTAATGACCGCGCACCAGTACCGCGCTTTGCTTTGCCAGCAGCCATCTCAAGTTGTTCTGCCTTACTTGCAGCACGCCTTCTTTGCTCTTCAGCCATCTGAGATTCTCGCGCTGCTTTTTCCTCAGGTGTTTCTCCTGCGGGTGGTGGGGATGATGGGGCTAATGGGCCTACACACATAATAAACTCCTATTGTTTATTATCCTTAAACATAAAAACAAAAATTGTTCAACTCACAATCTAGCCCATAGACTAGCTTTTCTTCTGTTCGGCTTTGCCTGTCTAGCAAAAACATCGAAGTCAACTCTTGCATTAAAAGCAGTTGCTTGTTTCTGTCCAGACATAAGCTGCCGACCTTCACCAGCACCAAGCATTAGGTATTGCAGCGCATCGTGAATATGAGAATACATATTTTTATCTGGCTTGTCATCATACCTTTCACCAGATACTTGTATGCGCCTATACTGGTATCCACCTTGGAAGCCTTTAATCAAGGTCTGACACCGCCTATCAATCATAAAAGCTGGCATACCATCTGCCATCTTTGTCAATGCCTGATTCACAGATTCAAGTCTTAAGTCAACAGAATTGCTTGGCGCAGGGAAAGCGCGGAGACCAGCACCCCTCAGGATCTGGAATGGAGTGGACTCATCAGTCTGCGCTCTAAAGTCGCCAGCCGGATCGCCATAGATATGAACTTCTAGGTTGCCAAAGCGTGTTGCTATTTCTCTACGCAACTCTTCCGCAAACCTAACAATGCCCATATCGATAGCGACAATCTCTGATTGTATGAGCCATCTACCTCTAACCTTCTGTCCAAATACTGCTGCAGGGGTGAGGCCAAAGTCAATACCAACATATAACGGTACACCAATAGCAATAGGAATTTCTTCCTTTGCAATATGAGTTTCACTAGCAAACATAGGATAAACAGGCTTTCCTTCTTGGATTGAGCCAAGCCTGTTCATTACATACACATCAATCCAGCTTTTAGTTTTACCACGAATTAAATTCGGATAATAGCTTTCAAGCATATTTCTTCTGTTCTCAGCATCCTTGTTTGGTTTGTAATCTTTGATCTCGCCCTTCTCGTCATACTCTTCGAGCATACCCTGAGGCTGTACATAGAACGACCAGTTGTCTGGCTTGACTAGCATCTTGGCTTGCTCTTGAGGGATGTGATCTGGAATAGGCACTTCACCAGACATGATAGGCCACCAGTGATCTTCCTCTGGTGCGTTGGTATCTGCAATAACGCCAGACCAGCTAGGGCCACCTTCTCGCATAGAAGGGAAACGACCAACACGCATAGTACACGCATCAATGATTGACTTGGGTATTTCCCTAGCTTCGTTAATCCAGATGCCAGTAAGTTCAAGAGACAAAAGCTTCTTGACATCTTCCGGCCTATCAAGTGCCAAGAAGATAACCTCTAACTCAAGATCCCCCTTCTTGATGTTGTGCGTATAAGGCACTGACCAAGTAAACTTGCCCCACTCATTCTCAGGGAACCAGTCAAGCCAAGTCTTGATTGTGGTAGTTCTTAACTGCGGGTTAGTGTTTCGGATGATTGCCCAGCGGCTGCGGCGTACACCTTCCTTGTTTGGCTCTTGCTGTAAAGCCCTGCGGAATACCTCAACACAACAAGCAACAGACTTGCCAGAGCCTACAGGCCCACGGATGCCACGAAAGAAGGTATTGTCCTTCATAAAATTTTTAAGGACTTGACCATCAGGCTTGTAGTTAAAGCTGGTCAACTTTGCGTTCCTTACCAAACTTAATCATGCGCTCAACAATCTCAGGAGCAATAACCGCGATAACCTTATCGGCCTCGCGGTCAGTGCAGAACTCTTCTGGATGGTAGGCTAGGTGAACTTTTTTAACTACACGCCTGAGTATGTCCCTCTCCTCAGGCTTTAGAACGTGTAAGAAACTCATCTATACTTTGCTGCTTTTTTAGCAACATCCCTCGGTTGCTTGGCAAATTGTTTCCCTTTTCGTATCGCTGCCCTCTTTGCTCTGGTGGTGCGCCGATACTCTGAATCGCTCAAGGCGGCTACTGCAGCGGAAGGGAGATAACGCTCGCCAGTAGCCTGTGGCCCTTGAGTAGAAGGCTTACCAGATTTGGTGCGCCACTTCTGCTTAGTCCATGCCCTAAGAGATTTCTGTGAAGCTGCTAGTGCCATTAGCTAGTATAACCTCCACCAGCTTTCTTATACAGTAATGCGAGCCTTTGAGCTTTTCTTGCCGACCACTGACCCGCTGCGCCGCCCTTTGCTTCGCGCTTTACTCTGTTGAACAGGCTCTTTCTCATCTTGGGTTTCGTGTAGTTCCCCGCCGCGTTCACCGCCATCTTCTATCTCCACTGGTATTACACGCCTAGACTCGGGCGTATAAGTTGCGCCAGAAAGGATTCTACCATCTGGCATCTTGATTGTTGGCCCCTCGTAAGGAGTGCCATCCCTAAACTGATACTTCATTTAATCAAACTCTTTCTACGACCAGCAGCCGCCATCTTTTGAAAACGCTCTTTGCCATACTTCTTTCTGCCAACAAAGGCAGCTAAAGCTTTGGGATCTTTAACGCCGCGCTTCTTTAGCTTTGCAACCATTGCCCTGAAGCGTCCACCTTCTCCTAATCCCATATCAGCCATTATGCACTTCCTTTTTTCTTTGATCGTTGATAGGCAGCAAGCAACCGCCGCCCTTTTGCTACTGCGCTTGCCTTGTCACCGCGATGACCCCAAGCTTCAAACGAAAGCTTGAGACGAGTAGGTCTTCCTTTCTCATCCTTTAACGGCCCCGCTGATGACCCCATGCGAACTAGGAAGCTGCCCTGCCGCTTCTTCTGTTCGGGAGTCTTGGCTTGTCCTTTTACCGGAGGCTTGAGCGTGCCGCCCTTGTAAGATGCGCGTCCTGCAGCGTTGAGACCACCTTTGGGGTTCTGACCTTCTTTGCGTTGCCATGCTGGTGTCTTAGCCATCACACTCGCGCCATCCCACCGCTTGCATTACCAATACCGCCAAGCCCCTCAGTGCCAGAGCTAGAGCCTCCACCGCCAAAGCCATCACGACCATCTTCACCACCTTCATTAAGAAGGGAACGAGGCTTTCTGCTCATCCGGCGGCGGCGTTTGTTCTCCTCGATCTGCTCGGGAGTGAGTTCATACATGCTCTTGATTTCCTCTTTCGAGGTATCCCTTGCTTGAGGAGCAGCATAGCTTGGGCCAGATGAAATACACATGTTAGCTTCCTATGTCATTCTCACGAATGGTAACTACAACAGAACCGCTAACATAGTCTCCAGACTTAACGCCAGCACGATAGTTGCAACTAACAGGATCAAAGCCAGCAGTCTCAATAGGAGCAGTGAAGGTATCTACATCTGCCCAAGAAACCCCAGCATCAAAGCTGCGCTGAACAGTAACTGTGGCATCAAACGTGCCAGCAATGCTCAGATCAAAGTTACCCATAACATTAATC